ATTATTAAATAATAATATAAATATAATTTTATTTTCAAAATAAAATTGAAACTACATTATATTTAATTAGAAATACACTATAAAAAACAAACTACACTTATTTATTAGAGGATAAGCCCATTATATAATTTAAAAAATAATTCATTTATAGTAAGTAATACTTATAAAAAATTAATAAATATTTGTATTTAACTTAATTTATTAGAGGATAAGCCCATTATAATTTTTATAAAATGAGCGAAGAAGATATTAATAAATATCGCCAAATTTCACTTAAATTCATAGAGTTAAATAAATCTAATTTAATTAATATTTATCTCAAACATCTTAATGGAACTGAAAAAAATGAAGGTGAAGGTATATTATTTATTAATTTAAATGAATATGAAGCAACAGAAAAAATTGATGTTTCTTTTGTTGTATTAAATATACTGTCTGATGAATTAATTAAAAAACTTGATGAATGTAAAGAAAAGAATAATGAAAATATTATTTATTTTATATTACTAACTCCATATGAAGAAAAAATTATAGAAATTGATAGTAGGACACTTACAGATTAAATTTAATTCTTTTTCTTTTCTCTTTTATATTTTTTTCAATTTAAATATATGTTTTTTATATAAATATAGTTTTTTATATAGTATATTTTTATATAGTATATTTTTTCAATAATAATGACAAATATAAATTTAAATAGTACATTATCTCATTATTTTAGTAAAGCCAACTTTATAAATTTTAAAGATTGGTATAAATCAATTGATTTATTTACTGATATTTATAATGAATTAGATAATTTAACTACTATAATTGAAAATTCAAAATGGACTGAGGATGACTTAAGAATAAAAACATTTGAAAAAATTAGACTAGTATTAACAAATCATTTAATAGAAAAATTTAAAAAAGAACCTAAAGAAATTTATAATGATTGGATTAAATCAATACAACCTTATTGTTTTCAAGGAGGAAAAGGATATAAAATTAACTATAGTGGAACTTTACCTCATCATTGGTGTATAAAACCTGCCTATTATGAACTTGTTTCTACTATTCCTAATGAAGTAGTATTAAGTGCGTTTATTTGTAATTACTATATTACTATTTCATCTAAATGCGAAAATGAATATTGGGGTAATTAAATAAATTTATTTTTCATTTTTAAAATTTATTTTTCATTTTTAAAATTTATTTTTCATTTTTAAAATTTATTTTTCATTTTTAAAATTTATTTTTCATTTTTAATATTATTTATATAAATAAATATAGTTAATATTGCGATATAACATCTTCTCTTTGCCAGTTAACACTTGGAGGCATTGTAGGAGCATGACATACAGGCACAATTGTTTCACATATAGGAATATTATTAGGTTGAGGATAGACTAATTTTTGTTCAATAGGTCTTGGAATACAAGGACGATGATTATCTTTGCTAAGTATTTTAGTATTTATTTGGAAATCAAAAGGTTCAGTTACTCTATCTTGAGGATCTTTAGGTAACCATTCCCATCTATTCCAACCAGTTCCACGTAAAGTTGAAGGAGGATTAGAAAGACGAGTATCTTCAGTAGGTGTAAAACAATCTCCAAAATTAATTACTTGAATATTATCTATACAAAGTTTATCAGTCTTAGAGCAACCATTTCTTACTTTACCAGATTGAGCACCACAATGAAAACTTGATGATTGGTTAGGAATATATTTACGGTCAGGGCAATCAGAAAGATTACGACTTAAACCAATAAGTTCACTATCTATATCAATTAATGATGTGTTTTTACTAATACTTACACCTTGATTTTGAGCAATTATACGAGGGTCTTTAGGGAGACATGGCTCACAAACATTATTTGGTCTTGTAAGTTGATAAATACCACTTCCTGCGCTTTCAGCAAGTTGGTATTTATAACTACACATATCATATGTATTTCTATTAAAACTCATTTTTATATTAATATATTAATAGTTAACTTATATATTATTTATATATTAATTATTATATTAATATATTATTTTTAACAATTTAAATATATTTAATTTTTATTATTTTTAATTATATCTATTTAAATTTTATGTTTAGTATTTTTTTTATTTTTTTTTAATTTATGTTTTGTTAATTTTTTATTGTTTATTTTTTTATTAGTTATATTTAATCTTTTTTGTAATTTTTTTTGTAATTTTTTTTTTGTTAATTTTAAATTAAGAATTTCTATATTATTTTGTAATTTTAAATAAGTTTTTTTAGAACCTCCTGATTGAATATTATTATTATTAGTATCATTAGTATCATTAGGTATAGCAACATTTTGATTTAATAATGTAGTATTAATATCCTTTTCAAGTTCATTATTTAATTCTTCTAAAGCATAATCTAAATTTTCAGGAGTTGTGTCTTGAGTAGTATTAGATTCTTCAGTAGTATTATATTCTTCATTAGTATTAGATTCTTCAGTAGTATTAGATTCTTCACTAGTATTATTTAAACCTAATTTATTAATATTACTACTATTTAAACTAACTTGATTTTCATTACTATTTGTTTCATTTAATTTATTTTCTTTTTTTTTATTAATATAATCATTTATTGATATAACATTTTTATTACTACTAGTATTTTTAGGTTTAGTATTATTATTTAATGTTTCATTAGGTGTTTGTGATGTTTCTTCTGGACTACTTATAATTTTTTTAGATAAATAATTATTTGCCATATCAGCAGTTGATGATACTAAACCTGTAATACCAGAAACACTACTACCAATATTACCCATAAAACTAGTAATACCATTTGTAGTTTTAGCAATCATACTTTGTTCTGTATCTTCTGATTTTTTAGTATCTTCTTTATTTACACTTTCTTCTTGTTGTAGTGCTTTTTCTCTTGTTTCTTTTAATGCTTTATCTACTTCAAAAAGACCATTTATATAGTCATCAATTTTATCTAAATCTTGTTGTCTAACAGCATTCATATATCTTTGTGTATAGTCTTTAACGTGTCTTAATAAATCTATTAATTCATATTGTAAACTATCTAATTTATTTTTTAATATTTCAAAATGTGCTGTTGTCATTAAATTAGTTGGTTGTTGTTGTAAATAGTTTGGTTGTGATTGTAAGTGTTGAGGATTATACTGTTGTTGAGGATTATACTGTTGTTGAGGTTGTAAATGTTGTAGTTGTAAATTTGTTGAAGTTTCTTCATTACTATAGTTAGGGTCTAACATTTGTTGTGGAACATTTTGTAAATATTTATTTTTAATTTCTTCTAAATTTTTATCTTCATCTTTAGAAGGCGTCATTATATTTGTTTTTAATTGTTTCATTAATACTGCTTTTTCATCATTCGTAATTGGTAAATTTTTTATTTTATCTAGAAGTTTTTCTACATTATTTGAATTTTCTTCTTCATTATTTTCCTTTTCAGTATTTATATTATTATTATTATTATTATTATTATTCATTTTTTATTTTTTTATTTATTTTTATTTATTTTTATTATAAGTTTTAATTACTATATTAATATTAGAAAAAATATAAAAAGTTATAAACATTAAATAATAAATATTATTTATTTTATTATTTAATTAAAAATTTAAGTAAAGGTTTAATTAAAAGTTTAAATTAGTATAATTTAACACTTAGGCATTCTAATAGAAGCGGGTAGTGGTACTGGCGTATATCTAAACATTTGACATTCTTTAAGATGAAGGGGTTGTGTATCAACAATACGCCCTACATTACTAGGATTGCCACGAATAACAACTTGGCGTGGTTGGCAGGAATTCATTGATCCTTGAGGACAAGGATTCATATATTGAAGAGTTGGACATTTGCTTGATAATCTAGTAACACCTTTGAGGTCACTTTCTAAATCAACCATATTTCCTTTAATAATACTAACATCATTTCCACCAACAATACCGTGTGCCATACGACATTTAGAATTATTTTCAAACCTAGATGAATCTAAAACCCAACCTAAAGAACCTACTGATTGGGCTAATTCATTACGATAACTGCATGTATCACTTGATAATCTATTCCAACTCATTTTTTATTGTTTATAATAATTATATTAAACTAATTTATAAGTATTTTTTATTTATTAATAATTACAAATATTATATTTAACAAATATAAAAAATAAAAAAGAAAATAAATTAATTAAATAAAATAAATTAATTAAATAAAATAAATTAATTAAATAAATAAATAAATAAATTAAACAGCCATTTCTGCTTTAATATTAGGATATGCTTTATAACCTATTAAATCTAAATCTTCAAAAGCAAAGTCATTAATACTTTTTCTTTTTTTACCTTTAATTATTAATTTAGGAAAAGGTAAAGGAGATCTTTCTAAATTTAATTTAACTTGTTCTAGATGTGTTTTATAAATATGTGAGTCAGCAATAAATACTGTTAAATCACCAGGTGTTAAATCAATACCTTCTAAATTACATAATAGATGAACTAAAAGTGCTCCGCAAGTACTATTCCAATTATTTGCTAAGAAAAAATCAGAACTACGTAAATAAATTGCTAAATTAAGTTCTTTTTTCTCTGTATTGACATTAAATTGATATTTACAAAGACAACTTGGTAAAGCTGCTTTATGAATACTAGAACAATCCCATAAATCTATTATAATACGTCTAGAACCAGGTTCATTTTTAATAAGATGTATGACATTTGATACTTGGTCATAACCAACACTATGTTCTGTATTTGTACCATAATCATAACTACAACCTTTATATTCAGCACCAAAATGACGAAAATTAAAACCATAGGTTTGACCTAAATCACCTTCTTCATAATGTTGTAATCCTCTTTTATCAAGAAATTCGCGTGTTGTATTTCCATCCCATACGTGAATGTTTTTTTCTTGTAAAATTTTATTATCGGTTTTACCACTTAAATAAAACATCAGTTCTTCAAATACAGCTCGAAAAAAAATTCTTTTTGTTGTGCATAATGGTAATGTATCTCTTAAATTATATTTTAACATAGAACCAAATATGCTTAATGTTCCAACTCCAGTTCTATCATCACTACTAGAACCATTATATAATATATTTTTCATTAAGTCTAAATAATTATCTTCTTCACTTTTAAAAGGGAATTCATCTAATTTATAATCACTTTGTCTATTATAAGTTATAAAACGATATAAATAAGAATTACCATTGTCATCTTTATTTTTAGATGTCTGAAAAGGTGATACATTCGTTATTATTATATTATTTAGTTCTGTGTTTGGTTCTGTATTTGTTTTATTACTTAAATTTAATATAGTAGGAAAAAACGTATCACATTCAATCTCTTTTTTATTAATAAGGTAAATTTCAGTAGTGTGTATTTTAATATTTAACTTTGTATCTAATGCTTGTTTATAAATTTGTTCTCCACCAATAATATAATAATTGAATTTATTAATAATATGGTTTTCATTATTAAAATACAATTTATTAAAATTGTATTCTACTTGTAAATAATCTGTAGTTATAAAATTATCCCAATTTGTAAAATAAACTCCTGTATTATTATTTTTATTAATAGTTCCACATTTATAGTTTGTATTTTGTTCTAACCTATATTTTGCATTATTAGATAATATAATATTAAACCGATTTTCTAAAGGTTTGAAAGTTTCAGGAATACTATCCCACGTTTTACGTCCCATAACTACAATATTAAAGTGATTTTCTTCTCTTGATGTTGTAATATGTTTAAAATGTACCATATCTTCAGGTATTTTCCAGGGTAATGTTCCATTTTTACCTATACCTTGTTTATTAAAAGTGTAAGCTACAACAATATTTAATATATTATTAAATGGTATTGATTTAATTTCTTTTGACATTAGGCTTATCCTTAAATAAACGGGTGTGTTTATTAAATGATAAACCTAAAAGAGCTTTTTAAAGCCTTGAACTTATTTGACGGTTATTATATTTAAAGTAGATA